TAAACAAAATTGTCCAACTTGCAGACTTCATTTTAACGCAACAATGCACAGACCCTGCGAAAAAGGCTTATGGCGGATTCAAAAACAGCGAAACAGGAACAGAACATTGGAGCATTGACGCTGGAAGATGCATTCCGCCTCTTCTAAAAGCCTACAAGCTAACAAGCAATGGGAATTACCTTAACGCTGCCAAGCTTGCTGGCTACACATTCCTTTACAATATGCAGCATAAACCAAGCGAAGAAAATGTGCATGACAAATACTATGGCGGTTTCGCCCGCTACGTAACCATAAACAACGATTGGTCTCAGCCCATGAACGTTGAAGACCTTTACGATTTCATTGGCTTGAAAATGCTTGCAGAAACCTATGACACCGAAAACAAAAGCAGATACGAAACCATGATGAAAGACGCCATAACCTTTCTTAGGGATGGATTCGAATCCCTTTGGCTCTATTTTGACCCCAAGCCTTTCGGGGATGGAAAATGGCATAGGGTTGGCATAAACGAAACTGAAGTTTACGATGACCCAGTCAGCTTCGCTTTGCTTGGACTTTACACTTATGAAGGCTGGAGCCTCACATGCCAAAGAGTCTACAACTTCATCCAGACAATAAGGGCTTCAGCACAATATCCGGCTTATCATCCCGCAATCTGCTGGCCAGGATACATCGATGTGGTCACAAGTTTTCCCGCTTGCCCTTACTATGATGCTGTTACGAGCGGAATCCTCTGGAAGATCCGCGCTGCTCATGACAAGCCAAGCGTTGCCTTCTCTATGCAAATCATCGAGAAATATCAAGAGCAGTTCATGTATTGGGGTCCAAAGTTTGAGGATTATTCTCCTATAACTGAGCAGAAAGCTATGGCTAACGTGAGTTGGCTTGCACTTCTTTTCCTAAACTACGAGGAGCCATTTACACCATTTACACGAATTTTGAAGAGTAAAGGCGAAAACGTGCTTCTCTATCCGATAAGAGCCGCTGCAGACAAGGTTACTTACAGCGAACCTCTGGACGTTAAAGCTATTGTCAACCCAACAAGGGTTGAGGAGATTTTCATTGAGCCAGGTTACATGGTTAACGATTACATCATAGCTTACACTTTTGCTCCACTGAGGCAACATGATAAGATAAGGCGGAAGGGCGAGGACTACCAGGTTCTGGGCGTTCAAGCCTTCGACTTGCAAGGAGAAATACTCTATTTTAAGGCAAATTGTAGGAGGATGGTCGGGCAATGAGCGAATTTGAAAATCCAGTTGACACGGTTGTTAGGCTTCTGAGCAAGAATATGCGTGTCGTCAAAGAAGACAATACAATCGGAAGCATTTACGTTAGCAAGGAATGGTATGACCGAGAACTCTTCAAAAACTATGACGGGCAAATAACGGTAGGGCTTGCGGAGAGCAGAGACACAAAAATCGAGATGAGTGGAAGGATTCGCAGGCGTTTAGGCAGTTTACGTGTTAACGTGTGGGCTACTGACAGACCAGCAACTTCAGACTCTGGAAGGCTTATGCGCCAAAAAATGGTTGAGGAAGTTAACCGCATTGTTAGGCAGAACCGCACAGTTCCAAATCAGACACGCTATGATTTTGCTGGTTTAGGATATCCATCTGGCGATCCGCACAAAGCTTTCCAAGCGGGAGCTCCAAGCGAACTGATTCCTGGAGCCAATGGTTGGACCGAGTTAACCAATGAGGAGTATCAGAAAATCTGGTATAGCGATGATCAGCGGTATTCTAAAAGTCACAATGTTAACGGCGAATATGCGCTTATGCTTTTTAGATTCAAAATCGACAGCAGAGAACAAACTGTTAAAAAAATCGTTTTAGCGTTTGAAGGTTATGGCACGGCTCCAGCAGGCAACGGTGTTACGGTTAAGGTTTGGAATCACGTCTCTGAGGCTTGGGAGCAAGCTCAAACGGGCACTGGTGGAGCAGATGAAACGTTAACTATCACTTTAGCTTTAAATATTATTAACTTCGTGGACGCTAATGGTTATGTTTGGCTGTTAGCCAGAACCACAAACCCGAGTGACGGAACCATAGCAGTAATCCTATATTGTGATTACGTCAGCTGTACAGTCACGGTTAATGGCATAAGCTATTTGGATATAATCAGTTTTCGGGATGCTGATCGTGTGGACGTTAAACCCTTCATTTATCGCGCGGAGTTTACGCTTAAAAGTTGGATGTTTGAGGATGTTGGAGGTGCCTTTTAAAATCATGACAAGAAGGAGTGTGAAAGAAGATGGTTGACACGTATGGAGCGCATGAATGCCGTGTTTACTTTGTGCAGGAATCCGTCTACGGCGAGACGCCAACGAATCCTTCCATGGTTGGCGTGAACACTGAAGGCGTAGAGCCAAGCTTGGACCCGGGTCTGATAAAAATTCGAGGCGTAGGCTCAAGAGACTTGCAGAGCATAACAAAGGGCTTGCGAAGGGTGCATTTGAAGATTCCAAGCGTTTTGACAAGCGAGTCGCCAATAGCGTTTATCCAGCATGCCCAGACGCTTAACTCGCTAAGCATTGAAGTGCTTTATTACAAAGGCTTGTTTTCATCTCCGACAGACGTGATTAGCTTTCTCTACAAAGGCTGCAGAATCAACAAACTGGAAGTTGAATGCAGCGTTGAGGATGTTATGCGGGCTTCTGTGGAATGCATTGGGCAAAACGTTGCAGTTGGCACAAACAAGATAGGGTTTTCCTACGGCGATTATGGTGGCGCTGTCCCCTACAGCGAGAGTTATATTAAGAGGGAAGCTGGAGACGGTTCAGGTCTAACCGATCTGGAAAGGGTCACAGACTGGAAATTCACCATCGAAAATAACCTTAAGCCTGTAACCGTCATCAAAACCACAAACGCCCACTTAATCAAGTATCTGCTAGCCCGCCACCGCAACCTTTCAGGCGAATTAACCTTTGAATTTGAAAGCAAACAGGAGTTTGAAGACGTCATTAACGATGCTGAGTTCAGCCTAAAATTCGGGCTTGGCGCAACATACAGTGCCCTATTCAAGTATTGCAAGTGGGAAGAGGTTAGCACGCCAACAAAAATTGAGGACCTTGTGAGTTTAAAGGCGAAGTTTGTTGCCAGAGACATTTGGATAAGTTGAGGCGGTTAAAATGGCTGAGGTCAGCGTTTTGGAGTATTTTGGTCGTGAAGCTGAGTTACGCAAAAAGTGGATGCGCATGTGGGAAAACCTTGGAAAGCGTATTTTAAAGATGCCAAAGTGGATGCAAGAAATAGTTCTTGAAGACATTAACACTGCAATCAAAAACCGAATAACGATTATGGAGATGATTCAAAATGCGAAAAGAAACCGTTGAAATCGGAGACGAATACGGCCCAGAATATAAGGGCAAATACGTTTTCCAAGAGATCACTTGGGCTAAAAGAAGCCGTATAATTCAGAAGCACACGAAATATAGCCAAGTAACTGGGCAAGTTGTAAGCAGCGACTATGTGGCTATTCAAGCGGAAACTATAATGGCAAGCCTGAAAGAGCAGCCAGAAAACAAGCCCATAACCATTGAGAAACTGTTAAGCGAAGACCCTGAGAAAGGCGTTCCAATAGCCCTTGGCGAATTATTCAGTCAAATTGCAAACAGGCTCAACAGCTTAACCCGTGAAGAGAGTGCTTTTTTATCAGAGCCATCAGACGCCAAAAGCCACATGCAGCAATCACGGAATACCGCTTATGCAAAGAGTTCGGGTGGACACCACAGCAGCTCAGAAAACAGCCAGCCAAAACAATCCAGCAATTCCTCATAATCCTGAACGAGGTGGACAAGCAGACGCAAGAGGAGATGGAAAAGGCTAAGCGGGAGGCGAGGCTAAAATAATGGCTTGGGAAGTTAAATGCGATGTTAAAGGCGTAAAAGAGTTTCAGGCTGCTATGCACCAGTTTGACAGTGGCGTTCAGCGGCATGTTCACCGGCTTTTGGCAAGCTGGGCTGCAGACGTGAAAGCCTTAGCCCGACAGCTTGTCCCCGTGAGAACGGGACACTTGAGACAAAGCATCTACGCGGAAGTGCATGAATGGATTGTTCGAATAGGCGCTGAAGCAACCTACGCCCTCTTTGTGGAGTTTGGCACTCGTTACATGCAGGCTCGCCCATACCTTTACCCAGCAATCCAAGCCTATCTTCCCGAGCTTGAGCAAATTATCCGAGATGCTATTGAAACAGCTAAAGTGGAGGCAGGTTTCCGATGAGTTTCAACGATTTAGCCATAACCATTACAGCATATAACGAAGCAAGTGGCGAATTTCATAGAATAGCTTCTGATGCTGCAGTTATGGGAGAAGGCGTAAAGGCTTCAGCCTCAGGCTTTACAGAGCTTAAAACTCAAGCTGAAGCTACAACCGTAAGTCTGCGTACTGTTGCTTCAGCCTTTGGAAGTGTAGCCCACATGGGAACAGCCATAATCAGCATCGCTGGAGACATGGGCATAGTGGACAAGGAAACTGCTAAATGGGCGAGAACGTTGATGGCTGTTTTTACCCTCGTAAGTGCTTACATCCGTTTGAAACATTATATGACGGTTGTTACAACGGGGCATACCGCAGCCGTAGCCGTCGACACAACATCTCAAACCGCTAACGCTTCAAGCAGCTTGGCGGTAGCGATAGCCCACAAGATTAAGGCTGCAGCCACTTGGCTGGCTGTTTCAGCGCAGAACGCCCTTAACATAAGCCACGCCACCTTTCTCGCTTTAACTGGTGTGGGCATAGGCGTTATTATTGCTGCTGCAGCAGCTATGGCTTATTTTGCCAGTCAGATGAACGCTGCAACGGATTCTGTTAAGGAGTATAACGCAGCGGTTTCTGAGACGCCAACACGTATTCGGTCGATAACTCGGGCTGGTGAAGAGGCTGCAATGTATAGGAGAGGTGTGGAGCCGTGAGTGTTGAAATTCCAAAAATGACTATAGCCTTCGGACAATACGGCATCCCACAAGGCGATGTTATTGAGTGCCATGTTCATTTAGGCTGCACAAAAGAGGTTAGCAGCTTCGAGCTTCTTTTGCAAAACTGGGATGGAAAGTATAGCCCCGGCGGTTCTATCCCACTTGCCGTTGGCATGGATGGACACATAGATATCGGAACAGGATCTAATGTTCCGCAGATTATAACTTGCAGAATTGAAAGCATAAAACGTGAATCAACGGCAACTGAGCATTACGTTCGTGTTGGCGGGCGGTGCTGGGGTGAGAAGCTTTTCCGTAGAACGGTTACCAAAACTTACGAAAACAAAAAGGGTGAAGAGATAGTCAAGGATTTGCTTGATTATTATGCTGGTTTAAGCCATGTTCGTGATACAACAGAGCTTGTTGAAGCTACCGACACAACTTACACAAAGTTAGAATATGACAACACGCCAGTCTGGGACATCATTAAGTATATTGCAGAATCCGCAGACAAAAACGGCGTTATAGGTTTTGACTTTCGAGTAGCCCCAGACGGAAAGTTTGAGTTTTTCCCAAAAAACAGCAAAACCTCACCTGTAAGCCTCAGCGAAAAAATTGAGGAAAGCGAATACGCAAAGAAGATTGAGCGCATAAGGAACAGAATCACGGTTTATGGCGTTGCTGAAAAGCCTTTCCCATTAGATAAGGATGGGCAACCGTACAGCGACACGCTAACAGAGGATTTGACGAAAAGTGAAGGCACAGGGTGGGGCGGGTCAGATGAGTTAATTCATCCAGTTTATGGCAAATGGACCGTTTACACGGGCAGCACAAACCTAGATTTGGACACGAGCGTTAAGTATGCTGGAGCCAAAAGCGTCAAAGTCATTGAATCTGCTTACATGTATTACACGGACATTGCCTTTCAGTTTAATGCCGGGAAAGAAATTAATGCGGATGAGTTTCCACAAGTGATTTTCGCAATTTACATCGACGATAAACACGAGCAAACTGGCTATTTCCGAGCATGGGACATTAACGGTAAATCAGCCAGCAAACGCTTAAGCTTCACGAAACAAAACGAATGGGAGAAAATTATTCTTCCTTGGGGTTCACAGTCTGCTGAACGTTGGGATTGGATAGACTCTGGTTTTGACTGGACAAAGATTAAGGCTGTTGACATAGCTGTTGACCAGAAATACTTTAGCAGTGGCGTCTGGCGCATAGACATGTTCCATTTTGGCTATGGAAGATGGAAAAGCATAGTGGAAGACACAAACAGTCAAAACGCTTATGGCTTAAGAGAGCTTGTGGAAGTGGATGAGGAGCTTTGCAGCGACAACAGCTGCGAAAGAAGAGCAAAAGCCCTACTAAACCATTTGAAAGACCCAGCAGAATATCTAACGCTTAAAACAACAGTACTGGATTATGGAAGCACTCCACTTTTGCCAGGAGACAAAATTCACGTTACATTGCCAAACGAAAACGTTGACTCTGACTTTCGCATCGAAACAGTAGAATATCGTGTTGACGCTCGAACCCAAACGCTTGAAATAAGCCTTGAACTTGGCAAGGCTCCGCCTCTGCTTGCTGATTATCTCTATGGCTTAAGGTCAACAACAGTTACGGTTGAAAAACTTGCCAGAACAAAGCTTGGAAGATTCAAAATCCCAACAATAGCTGGGGCAGGCGTAGGCATGCATCATGTTGGACATGAAGCAGGAGACGAGAATGGCAGTCAGTGGCCAAGCTTAAGTGTTGGCGGATGGGACAGGATAAGCGGTTGGATTTCGCCTAAACATATTGGTCCTTACAGCGACACTGTGGACATTATTCGTTTCCGCACAAAAAACAAGGCAGGTTCAGCCATTTTAGACCATCTGTTTATTCCAAGCGACAATGAACATGGCATATTCGGGCGTGAAACAGAACATTGGAAAGAACTGCACAGTAAATTCCTCGTCTTATATCATGGTTTAGAAGCGCCTTACGGAGATTTGCGCATAAAAGTTCAGGGAGAAGCTAATCCTAAAGCCCGCCTGACAGAGGAGCTGCTTGAGTTTGGTCCCGGAGGCGATTTAGCAGCAGATGTTTATCTTAAACGCATAGCTGATAATACATTAGAGCTTAAAGCTCAATATTTGCTGCCACAAACGGACAATATCCTTGAGTTAGGCTCTCCCACGGGACCGAAAAGAATAGCCAAGATTTATGCAAGCAGCTTTCTCTTGCCCACTGATGGTTTTCTGCACATTATGGTTTACGGAGAAGACAATCCAAGGGCAAGGCTAACACAGGACACATTAGCTTTCGGTTCTGGAGGAGCATCAGCTCCAGACACTTGGCTTAAACGCTTAGCAGCAAACGACTTGGAAGTTTCAGCCGACATTCTGCCAGACAGCGACAACACCAGAGAACTTGGCGTGGGTGGAGCAACGCCTAAACGGTGGAAAAACATCTATGCCGTCAACATAACTGTTAGCAATATGCTATTCAACTTTCACCTTGTGCCAGATGCAGACAACACTTATGACCTTGGCGATAATGCCACGCCTAAACGTTGGCGAGACCTTTTCCTCGCTGGAAAGCTG